CGCAAGCTAGTCAATGACAAATTCATGAAAGTTTTGGAGATTCAAAATGATTTTGTCACCATGAAGATGGCGGGAGGAGTCCGCCATGCCCCCTTTTCTGTCGAATTCTTCGGCAAGAGTAGTCAGGGTAAATCCACAATCTGTGATCAATTGACCACTGTGCTTTTACACAGTCAGGGTCAAGACACAGGAAACGAATATCGTTGTACATACAATCCAAGTGATAAGTATATGTCAGGTTGGAATTCAGCGATGACGGTTTTGAAATTTGACGATGTTGCAAATGAGAAATCGCAATTTGTGGAGAAGCCCCCAACCAAGGCTATCATTGAAGTGAATAACAATGAGATGTATTATGCCAATAAAGCAGAATTACATCTCAAAGCACGTTGCTTCGTTGAACCTTGGATTTCAACGGCTACTACAAACAAGAAGGATATGGATGCAGGAGTGTATTCTAACTGTCCATACTCGGTTCAACGTCGATTTATCGTTGTTACTGTGACTGCAAAGCCGCAATTTCAACGCATTATTGATGGAAAACCATGTGGTATAGACTCGAAGAAGGTTAGAGAGTTTTACACTGATGCAGACGGAAATGATATTCCACGACCGTTCGATGACATTTGGTTTGTCACAGTTGAGCGCGCAGTAGAGCCAGAGAAATTATCTTCTGTGGCTAAATACTCAATTGTGAAGGACAAAAACGGTGAACCACTAAAGAATATCACCATGCCTAAACTCTGTCAATATATGATTGAAGAGTATGATGAGCATAGGGAGAACCAGAAAGCTATTGTTGCACGTCAGTTCAACAAAAGTCAGGATTTGGAGTCATGTCCCCATGATGGATGCAAGCATCTCAAGGGAATGTGCCCATATCACAAGGATACACAACTCGGTTTTGAGTCTGTATCAGTGAAGATGGCTAAGCGCGTATTTGGATCAGTTCGTAAGAAATTCTATCCGGATGTCTTGAATTTTAGAGACACTTTGGATAGTAGAATTGCTGACACCATATACAAGAAGGGTTCTGAGTGGTTAAAGATGTGGGATTGGGTGCAATTAGTTCCGGCACCATTCCTAGGTACCAAGTATGCAGAGCAATTTGCTACTTGGTATTATAAGGATAAACTCACAAGAGACTTTCGACGGAATACTGCAGCCTTATGGCTGTTAGTACTCTTCGCTAGTTTCTTCTTATGTTTGATACCGGGTTTCTTCTTTCTCATACCACTCGTTATGTGGTATGCAATCGAATTCCAGAAGCAAATTGTTGACCAAGTTGAGGCACAATTGTTGAAGGATTTGCGAGAGAGAAACTTGAAGGTCTCGACAATCGTTAAGAATGTTCGAGACAATCATGCTAAGAAGATTTGTGGTGTTGTCTTTGGATTGGGAGCTTTGTATGCTGTGGCCCGTGCCTATAAACAGTATTACAAAACGACTCGTCAAGGGTCGTTGGAACCAAAAACACTCCAGGATGTTGCGGAACGGGATGCCGAAGTCAATGTGTGGACTTCGGTCGTACAACGTGAATTGCCATTGACTAAATTGCAAAGAACTGTATCTACCGACCAGTTGGAAAATATAGTTGCTAAGAATTTGGTTTATGGCACGATCCATCAGGAAGATGGTAGTAATGGAATGATGAATGGATTATTTTTAAAATCCAATGTGATTCTCATACCTTTACACTATTTCCATGATTTTGGATCAAATTTGCGGTGTACACTAAGGAAAGTCAACCCTGACAGTTGTGGAGGGAAGTTCGTTGCAGATATTTCTATATCAGCAGGGCGCCACATACCTGATTCAGATTTAGTGGTTTGTTACTGTGCTACAGGTGGATCCTTTAAGGATATAGTACCGTACTTACCAGCGGAATCGATGCCAGCAACCCCCTTTAGGTTGCAATGGCGTCAGAAATCAGGAGAAATGATCAGGGCTAAGGGTATGACCAAGCCGGGTGTGGCTAGGACATACATGGACTTTCAAGGAGGAGAGTATGATAAGCTGACCATAAACACATTTAGTGGTTTATGTGGTGCAGTTTTGGTCTCAGAATCCGTTGGGTCGGTGATTCTTGGAATTCATTTAGGTGGAATTTCAGGAACACCCAGCGGATGTTATGGATCATTCTCCCAAGATCAAATCAATTCTGCCATCACGGAATTGAAAAAGGTTGAAGGAGTTATCATCTCTGGAAGTGCAGGAGTATTCAATCCTACACAAATGGGTGTCAAAGTGTTGACAAATCAGGAGATCCATCCGAAGAGTGCTGTCAATTACATGCCTCACAATTCACAAGTTGAATGGTTGGGAACATGTATTGGGAAAACAACACAGAAAACGGATGTGAAGGTTACACCCATTAGTGAGGATTTGATGATTGTGTGTGATGCACCGAATGTGTATTGCGCACCAAAGTTTAATCCGGAGTGGTATGGATATCAGGCGTGCTTGGCGAATTTAGCTGTGCCAGCGCACCCATATCCACATGAACTTTTGGAGGTTGCAATAAAGGATTACAAAGAGCCTATTATTGCACTTTTCAAATGTGAATTGTGGAACGATATTAAACCACTAAGTGATAAGGAGAACGTCAATGGAATCCCAGGTTTGAGATTTGTTGACGGGATTAAACTTAGTACATCTGCAGGAATTCCCATGAAAGGGAAGAAAAGAGACTATATCATTGAGGTTGAAGATGAAACAGGATCAACATATCGTAAGTTTGATGAAACTGTTTTAGCAGAAATAGATAGATGTGAGGAATTGTATCGTCAAGGTGAACGTGCTTATTGCATTGCGAAAGCGTGCAAAAAGGACGAAATCTTGACGAAGGACAAATGTCGCATTTTCTATGGAAATTCAACCCCGCTCACGTTTCTGGTTAGAAAGTATTATCTACCCATTTTACGTGTGTTGCAGATGAACCCCATTGTGTCTGAAAGTGCTGTTGGTATCAACGCACACGGACCGGAATGGGAAGAATTTCATCAACATGCAACAAAGCATGGTATGGATCGGCTTTTCGGAGGAGATTATGGGAAGTATGACCAAAAACTACCGTCACAATTATTGTTTGCCGCATTGCGGATATTTATTGATTGTGCACGTGTGTGCCCAGGTTATACCGATGAAGATTTATCCATAATGGAAGCTATGACAGGAGACTTAGTCTACGCTGTTATTGCTTTTAATGGAGATCTTATTGGGCTTATAGAAGGAACACATATTTCTGGTAATTCACTTACAGTGTTTTTAAATGGAGTTTGTGGTAGTTTAAATTTACGTTGTTATTACTACAGCGAACATCGCGTTACAGAGTTTGAGAATAGAAGGAAGTTTCGCGATTACGTTGCAGCAATGACATATGGAGATGATAACATTGGCTCAGTGCATCCTGACGAGAACAAATTCACCATCAAGGGAATTTCGGAGTTTCTCGCTCAGTATGGACAAGTCTATACCATGCCAGATAAGGAAAGTGAGTTATTGGATTTTCTTCCACCGGAAGAATTTGAGTTCCTGAAGAGGAAAACGGTATTCATACCGGAAATTGG